GCACGGCTCCAACCGATGAGCAGCTTTCCGGGTACACGGGGCTATCGGTTACGATGATAGGCATAGCCAGGGACTCCCAGCAAGTACAGCCGGTTAGCATCAATGTTCCGGTCGCTGGCACGGATGGTTTGGTCTATGAAGATTGCAGGGTGCTAGGAGCCTCCACAAGCCCCGAAGAGGCGTTCATCGCAGATTCATGGGCAGATAGGCTGGGCGATGCTTTGCTTAGCCTGGATGACGATTCCCGCTATTTGCTGGTTAGGCGCTTTGGTTTGGATGGATCTAAGCCGGAGACCCTGCGGACAATAGCCAGCAGGTACAAGACACCCGTAAGCGTCATCGAGGCGCAGATAGAATCAGCCTTAGCAACCATCCGAGGGCGGTACGAAGTTGAGGATTTGACTTGAAACACATTGAAGACCGTGAGCAGATAGCCTTGATTACTTGGGTACGCTTGATGGCTATCAAACATCCTGAGCTTGCTACCATTTATCATTGCCCTAACGGTGGGCATCGAGACATCCGCACAGCTGCAAAGTTCAAAGCCATGGGTGTCCTTGCCGGTGTTTGGGATATCTTTATACCGGTTCCTACTCCCGGTCTTTTCATCGAGATGAAGGCAGGTAAGGGTAGGCTAACACCGGGGCAGGTATCTTTCCGGGATGCCCTTCAGCCGCACGGCTACACCTTCATTGTTGCCTACACTTGGCACGATGCCGCCAAGGCAATAGCCGATCATGTGGGATTTGCTTTTGATGTATAATGTGAGTGTTCCTTTCTCTATGGAATAGGCTTTGCCAGCCCCCGGAGTAGCTACCGGGGGTTTCATAGAAACTGGAAACAACATAGAGAAAGTTGGTACATCATGGCAATCCCTGCCACTGATGCCGTTCAGGCTATCGCCTTCCTGCGGCATCTTTTCAAACCCTATCAAGACGGGTTTATTGAAATCCGTCCGCTATCCAAGCACAAACCCCACGCTAACCGAACCACTTACCGCATCCCTGAATGCTTGAAGGGTGAAGCCGGGCAAGCACTTAGCCAGCACATCATTTCCCTTGCCATGCGTGGTTACGATGTGTACGTTGGAGTGTGTCCCCGTGCCGCTCCTGAAGGCCCAGGGCGTAAGCTCGGCAAGGAATCCATCGAGTATGTCGGGGCGCTTTGGCTGGATCTAGATTCCAAGGTACCCGGCAGTAGTCAAGCATTACTTGACACCTGCGACATCGTGGTATCTACCGGCAACGGCTGGCATGGATACAAGGTAGCACCTACACCTATGCGGGTGACCTCAACCAAAGAACGCACAGCGGTAGAAGCCAAGGTCAGGAGCTTTGCGAATAGCCTACTACCCGGAACCGATAACGTGTCCAACGTGGATAGAATCTTGCGCGTACCCGGCACCATCAACTGGAAAGATGTTGATAACCCTAAGCCCGTGCAACTCTTGAAGGGTGGCGGCATGAAGCCAACCTACAAGGAATCTTTGTTGGTTGAGGAGTTTGGCGATTCTAGGCTTGATGCCCTGCTGGCATCCGCCAAGGCGGGCGAGCTAGAACACGCAAGCCCGATGATTCACCACGCTTCCGGACGCTATACCGGATGCCTTGACACTTTCTTTTTAGAGTTAGAGCAGGCTTGCGTAAAGTCAAAGGCTGATGCAAGATGGTCATTCCTGTTAGACATTGTCCGCGCAGACCTGCCGGAGATTATGAGGCACTACTTTGGAGACTAACGATTTTTGGGATATCCCCCTTGTACCGGACATCAAGCCGGAGCGCAAAGAGCGTCAACCGGGTGAGCCGTCAGGCGATGGCACACTCGCCAAGTTGTATCAACGGCACCCTGAAGGCGGCGGGCCTTACGGCGGGCGTGATAACGCTTTGACGGCTTATGTCGGGTATCTGCGCTCTACTGGGCTTGATTACAACAGCGGATTAGGTGCATCAACACTATTCAATGAAACATGGTTAGATCCACCACTTGAACGGTACGAGGTTGCTGAAAAGGTTGGACGTGCTTGGGCTGATTGGTCTGAAGGTGTACGGGAAATAGTCACCCAGCAGATGGCCGCATCCGAACTTATGGCCGACAAACTCAAGGCACTTGAACCAAAGGAAGAACCAGAGTTAGAAATATGGGACTGGTGGAGATTCAAGCAAGAGGGTTTGAACTGTCCACAACAGCGATGGATTGCTGAAAATATGCTTGTGTACCAAGGGTTGCACTACATTGCTGCCGCATCCGGTCACGGTAAGTCATGGCTTGGTATTGACCTTGCTATTGCTTGCGCCGCTGGCAGGCCTTGGTGCAACTTCATACCAACCGAAGCAGTGAATGTTTTATATATCAATGAAGAAATCTTGCTTGAGAAGTTCTGGCAAAGGTTTTACAAGATGCACGATACAGACTTGCCAAATCTACACATCATCCAAAAGAAGATGACCAAGGTAGATAAAGACGCTCACGTAAAGCGATTGGTGAAGTACATCAAGGAGCATTCTATACAGCTCGTTATTATTGATACTTTTGTACGGGTTCATAGTATGGATGAAAACGATAACAGCGCAGTGGCAAAACTATATGATCGGTTCCAGGAACTCATTGATGCAGGAGCGGCGGTTGTTATCCTTCACCACAATAAGAAGGTTACACCGGGGACAGTCATGAGTCAGGATGTCATGCGTGGAGCCTCTGATTTGGCCGCACAGGCCGACTTAGTGCTTACGGTGCTACACGACATCGATGAGAAGACTTATGACGTGCGTACGGTCAAACATCGCCATGTTGGTGAAGATGACTGGGTGAACTTTATCTACAAGATTCGGAACAACGAAGACGGCAGTATTGAACTTCAGCAAGTAGCGACACCGGGGGCTGAAACTGAGTTGCTGGATAGGATTGTTCAGTACGTGGCAGATAACCCCGGTAAAGCCAAATCAGGCATTGCTGACGGCGTCAGAAAGAACCGTAACAGTGTCTGGGACACGGTTGATGATGCTGTGGAATTGCAACTGATTGAGTGCAGAGGTAAGCGGTATTACAAGCGGTAAAAACTGTATCGAAAAAACTGTATCCCTTTAAGAGTAATTGTAGATACAGATAGTTATAAACCCCCCTCTCTCAGACTCTCACCCCCTACCCCGAAGAGAGGGGTAGAGGGGTAGTTAAAAGAGCGAACCATGTACCTGGCGCTAAGGCGCCGGTACAGGTATCGCCAAGAAAGAATAGAAGCAAAATGGAAAGAGAAAAACTAAAGTTCATGAACTGGGATGAACTTCAAGCGGCGGTACTGGTTGAGCGACAGGATCCAAAGTGGGAGCGCAAATGGCATGCTGTCCGTGCTTGGCTTTTGTACGGTGGCAAGGTATCGCTGAAACGCTGGGTAAACCGTGAAGACAAAGAAACCTACCTTCGCCTAAAGGATGGCAAGGTTGTCTTGGTTCATTGGGATGGAACATGGCAACCATTCTCAACCCTTGATGGATTATCAAAGTATGACGAGTATATTTTGATTACATACGACCATGCTGGTTTTGAAAAGGTGCATCAAGGACGGCTGAAAAAGAGCGTTTGACAATATCCACCGGGTGGGTATATAGTTTGTGTGTTGGTGATGGATGTGAAAATGCTCGCAAGGGCGGCCCCAGTGGTTCCGGTAAAGACCTTTCCATCACCGACATATCAAAGAGCCAGTGGCTCAAGGAGTTTGATAATGGGATTCTTTGCACAGCATGGGAAGTATTCGGAAGGCAGCGGGAAAAAGTTCTCCGTTGCCGAGCAGGGCATTTATATCTGCGCCCTCATTGATTGCGAAGCGGTACAGGGTAAGAGCTTCGACGATCCAAACGTTCTCGAACCCAACTTTAAGTGGGTGTTTGAGACCACGGAAGTCGGTGACGATGACGGCCAGCCGTTCCGCTTCATTCAGTACACCAAGACCTACTACGGCAACGAGAAAGCGAAACTGACAATCCTGCTCGATGGCATGGTTGGACGCATGACTAACGCGCAGTTTGCCGCACTTGATATCGAAGCCCTCAAGGGCAAGTCATGGCAAGTGGTCGTAGGCACCCGCCAAAAGATGAACGGGGAACTAACCAATGTCATCGAGACAGTCAAGCCTGTAAAGGTTGCAGCTACAAAGCCTCTGAAGAAGGCTGCAGTTGTAACCGATGACATCGCGGATCCGTTTGACGAATAGTGCGTAACCACTACACGGTCGGCAAGCTTGACGCGCTGGCGGTAATCGAAGACTGGGGGCTGGACTTTGTGTCCGGCTCCATCCTCAAATACCTACAGCGGCAGGAGCATAAAGGGCAGGCGGAAGAAGACCGGCTAAAGGTTCTCTGGTACGCCGCTTACCTTGTGACACGCTCCAGGGAGTATGCCGACCGGGTAGTAACTGATGCCAAGGAGATAAGTAATGGCCGGTAGACCAAACGAATCGGTGATTGCTAACCGCGCAAAGCGACAGCATCTTTTAGATCGATACGAGACCCTCGTAGCCGAAGGTATGAAATGCCACGAAGCGGCAAGGGCTGTAGGATTCCAACACACAACCGTCAATCGGTGGCTGAAAGAACGGACTGAAGAACAGCTGAAGAGCATTGAAGCCCATCGGATGAACCTTTCCGGCGGTGGCTTTCCTTCCGCCCTTGAACGCTTGCGGGCTGGCATGACGGTACGCCGACACGCTGCCGCTTGGTTCCTTCAAATCGTTGATGGCAAGATATGCTTGTATCTCATTGATGGTGCTGGGAACCGGCACTACAGCCGGGTGGCATCATTTGGTAGTGCTGATGTACTGGCTTTCGACTGGGAGATATACAACGGATGACAAAACTCATCTGGATCACACCGCAAGCGGAGCAGGTCATCGGATACTGCGCTAGGGTCAGCAACCCAGCAAACCAAGACAACCCAGACGTAGCCCGGTTGCTCTCTTACTGCATCAAGCATGGGCACTGGTCAATCTTTGAGATGGCATCGATGTGCGTGGAAATCAAGACCACCCGTGCTATTGCTCCGCAGATTCTGCGGCATCGTTCTTTCTCTTTCCAAGAGTTTAGCCAAAGGTATGCACAGGTCGCTGAGTTTATTGAAACACCAGATATGCGCCTAGCTGGAACTACAAATCGTCAAAGTTCGATTCCGATGAAATCTTTTTACGAACTACCGGATAATCAAAAGAAAGCTATAAATCAAGCAACTATGGCAATCATGCACGCAAGAAATGCATATGATCGGCTTATAGATTCCGGTATCGCTGCGGAAACGGCAAGGATGGTTCTACCGCTTTGCTGCCCAACTACCTTGTATATGTCTGGCACGATACGGTCTTGGATTCACTACGTGCAGCTCAGGACGCAGGACGATACGCAACTAGAGCATAGGGAGATAGCAGACAGCATCAAGGCTTTGATGGCTGAACACCTGCCAATCACAATGGGAGTAATGAAATGAGATTCGGGGAAGTGATACAAGCCTTGATGGCTGGTGGCGGTAACGCCGTATGGCGCGGTGAGTGGGGAGGAGCCGTATTCCTGCGGTACTCCGAAGTGTGGAATATCTTTGAACTTCACGGGCCACAGAAACGGGTAACGCAACTCGAAGAGTTGAGCCTGTCCCCTGGTGATTTGTTTGCTAACGACTGGGCAGTAGTTGTACTTGATCCGCGAACCGGGGAGGTGAAAGAATGAACGATTATAAAGTTACACGAGAAGCGTTAGAAATGTATGCAAGGCAACTTTCGTGGATGCAACGCGAATTGATGCATTTGGAAAACAAAAAGCCTAAAGATTATCAAGGTGTAGCGTTCTTAGATAAAACGCTAATACTTGAGCGTGTTGATGATGATAACTGGAAGCTCATTTATAAGTCTGGGCAAAATCACGAAATCATGTGTGAAACGGTTTTTGCTTTCAAGGACAACCTTTGGGATAACTTTGACATCAAGGCTGAAGAAAAACTCACGGTCGCATCATGGGATTTACATAATAAACTGCAAGACCAAGAGGAAGCGGATGTGACGGAATGATTCCATTTGCTATTGGTGCTTTGGTGGGGGCTGGATGCGTAGCGATAGGGTCGGAACTCTATACACGCTGGCTGTATAAAGATGTCAAGCGCAGGGCTAAAGCCCAAGGCATCACCGACCAGCAAATGAAAGATGCTCTGCTGTGGGCAGCTACAGAAAATATAGAGGACAGCCTTGGCAAATAGAGTAATCAACAAAGACATTGAGCAGGTCGCTATTGACCTGCTCAAGCACCACCCACGCAACGCTAACAACGGCGATGTAGAAGCCATCAAGAAGAGCCTAGCAGTAAACGGCTGGTACGGCTCTGTGGTGGTCAACACGGGGACTAAGCACATCCTAGCGGGAAATCATAGGGTGATGGCTGCCAAGGCGTTAGGCTGGGAAACCGTACCTGTTCAATGGGTTGACGTTACTCCCGAAGAAGAGCTGCGTATTCTTGTTGTTGATAACCGGACTACCCGTATCGGGCAAGATGACACAACCAAGATTACCGACATCCTTGCCGAGCTTGCGAATACGCCGATAGGCCTTGAAGGTACAGGGTATGGCGCTGCAGACCTTGATGCTTTGATTGATGAACTGGCGGGTATGACTGAGCCTGCTGAGTTGCTAACCGATCCAGACGAAGTGCCGGAAGAAGTCGAGACACGATGCAAGCCGGGAGACCTTTGGATTCTTGGTAGGCATCGATTGCTTTGCGGTGACAGTACCAAGGCTGATGATGTGGCACGGCTGATGAATGGTGCGCTTGCTGATTTGTACCTTACTGATCCGCCATATAACATCGGTTACGAGGGTGGTTCAAAAAAGCGTGACTCCATACAAAATGACCTAATGGACAAATCGACCTTTAGGATGTTTTTGTTTAGTGTATATACAAATGCTTTTGAGGCTATGAAGGATGGTGCTTCATTTTATATATGGCACGCTCCTACCGAAGCCTACGAGTTTATAGGGGCATTGAAAGACATCAATCAATGTTTTCGTGAACAGTTGATTTGGAATAAAGATAACTCAATGTTTGGTCGGCAAGATTATCATTGGAAGCATGAACCATGCCTTTATGGCTGGAAGGATGGCGCAGCACATAATTGGTACACAGACCGGAAGCAAACAACCGTGCTAGAGTTCAAGCGCCCTTCACGCTCGGAAGAACATCCAACCATGAAGCCAGTTGAGTTATTTGAATACCAAATCGGTAACTCGTGTCCTCCTAATGGATTGGTGCTTGATACGTTTTTAGGGAGCGGGACAAGCATCATCGCAAGCGAGAAACTTGGCATGAAATGCTACGGTTTGGAGCTGGATGCTCATTACTGCGATGTCATTATTCAGCGATGGGAAAACGCCACAGGGCAGAAGGCGGTGCTAAGTGAAGGGTAAGCCATACAAGTACAACGAAGACGTAGTACAGCGCATCACACAGGCTCTCAGGGCAGGTAATACCCGCCGAGCATCCTGCGCCTATGCCGGTATTTCTGAAGATACATTTGCCGTCTGGCTCAAGGACATTCCGGAATTCTCGGACGCTATAAAGAAAGCAGAAGGCGATGCCGAGGTACGCAACGTGGCTATCATTCAAAAAGCAGCTGATAGCACTTGGCAGGCTGCTGCATGGTGGCTTGAACGCAAGCACAAGGCCGACTGGAGTAGCCGGGTAGAGCAGACCGGCGCAGATGGTTCACCGGTCAAGGTCATCGTGGAGTATTCGGACAAACCTCTTGCCTGATATCCGGCTGGTCTTACCAAGACCGCATGAAGCCCAGCAGGTCATTCTGCGGGAAGCAAAGCGGTACAACGTGCTTGCCTGCGGGAGACGCTTTGGTAAGACCACGCTGGGCGGTAACTTGCTCAGTGACCCGGTACTGCAGGACGGCTTGCCATGCGCTTGGTTTGCCCCTACCTACAGGCTCCTTGAAGAGGCATACGCCGATCATAAGAGAATCTATGCTCCGGTTATCCGCAGGGCTGTACAAAGCCCAGCACCGCGCATCGAGCTTATAACCGGGGCGGCTATTGACTATTGGACTTTAGATGACCCGTCAACTGTTGCCCGTGGTCGTAAGTACAAGCGGGTCATCATTGATGAAGCCGCCATGGCACGGCATCTAGAGCAAGCCTGGACTGAAGCAATCCGCCCAACCTTGACAGACTTCAAGGGGGATGCGTTCTTTCTCAGCACTCCTAAAGGCTCTAACTATTTCCGTACCCTTTACAACCAAGCCGCTATCGATGCCGACTGGATGGCATGGCAGATGCCTACTACGGCTAACCCTTGGATTGATGCTGAGGAGGTAGGGAAAGCTGGAGAATCACTGCCGAGCATCGCGTTTCGGCAAGAGTACCTAGCGGAGTTCGTCGATGCGGCGGGAGCAAGAATCAAGCGCGAGTGGCTACGCTACGGCGATTGCCCTGAAGGCTTGCCTACCTACATCGGGGTTGACCTTGCCATCAGCACCAAGAGCGAAGCAGACTACACCGGGGTTGCTGTTGTCTCCCGTGGTGACGATGGCACGATCTACGTTAGAGACATCAACCGTACCCGCGCGGACTTTGCTTCCGTGCTACGCTTCATTGAGATGATGGCGGCTAAGTGGAATCCATCTATGATCGGCATCGAGCAGGTGCAGTATCAAGCCGCTGTCGTGCAGGAGCTTCTAAGGCGTACGAAGTTACCTATCCGGGGGATACGCCCAGACCGTGACAAAGTGACCCGCTTTGCCCCTCTTGAAGCCCGCTACGAGCAATCACAGGTTATGCACTGCCAAGGGCTACCCGCTTACTTTGAAGATGAGCTGCTATCCTTCCCGGTTGGTCGGCATGATGACGTGGTGGACGCTCTGGCTTATGCTTGGCAGGTGTGCGGATCGAAGCGTTCTTGGGGAGCCGTCTAAAATATATACCTCTATACCCTTGCGAGATATACACGGGCGGTGTATATTCTATACATCAAGCAGGGAGATAGAACAATGAGAGAAGTTATTTTAGAAGCAATCAAAGCCGGTGAGAAGTTTAAACTGTCAAACAGCACCAGCTACTTGAATACAGATAAGTGCCGTGTGATGACAATGGCAATCAAAGCAAAGTGGAATTGCTATCTTGCACCACACGAGCATACAGCAAACTGCACATACATCATTTTTCCAAACAGTGACACGAAAGTTCAAATCTGGATAAACCAAGGTTAAGCCAGAGAGGCCCCCGCAAGGGGGCTTTTTCTTTTTGTGGGATACTGCTAGCATGGGTATCTTTGACCGCTTCTTAGGCCGTAAAGCCGCAGCCAACCCGACACAGGCACTACCGCTGCCACTTAGCCAGTCTAGGGACATCTACCTAACCGGTTACGGCTCTGGTCAGCTACAAACCTTGCTACGCCGGGCACTCCCTGGAAGTACCAAGGACTGGGCTAGGGTAGCCGGTGACCTTGGCCTGAACGGCGTTGTGGCATCAGCCATTGACTGGTACGTTCGGAACTACCCACAGGCAACACCACGGCTCTACCGACCGGTAGACAGCCAGCAGGCAGAGCCGGTAGAAGACCACCCGGTACTACAGCTCATGGCTCAACCTGATCCGATGATTATGGGTAGCCTTTTCTGGGGCTGGGTTATTCAAGATTTCAAATTGTTTGGCAATACCTACCTCCGCAAGATTCGCTCTTCCACCCGTGGCACAGTGACCGCTCTACAGTTCCTGCCGCAGGACATGGTTCGACCGGTTGGTAACGGTGTAAACCCTTTGACGCACTACGTCTACACCACGGATGGCCGTTCTTTTGACATCCCGGTAAGTGACATTATCCACATCCGGTACGGGCGTGACCCTAGCGATATCCGCATTGGTAGAGCGCCGCTTACCGCTGTTCTGCGCGAGATTGCAACCGATAACACGGCAAGCACTACCGCTTACGGACTATTGGCTAACGGTGCTATGCCATCGCTTATCGTCGGGCCTGATGCCAAAGAGACCAGCGTTGATATGTCGATGGACGATGCCCGGCAGGTCAAGCGCCAACTGCATGAAGACCTTACCGGGGACGGTTCAGGCGGCATCGTGGTTATGACCGGTGCGTACAAGATGGATAGGGTTAGCCTTACTCCTTCCGAGCTTGCTTTGGATTCCGTTAGGCGTGTGCCGGAGGAGCGTATCTGTTCTGTCCTTGGTATCAACCCCATGGTCTTAGGGCTTGGTTCGGGCTTAGAACGGTCTACCTACAGTAATTATGAATCCGCCCAACAGGCTGCATGGGAAGATGGCATGGTGCCTTTGCTCCGTACCTTGGCGGACGCTATCACGGCTGACTTGCTACCGGAATACCCTGAGACACAGCAGGGTGATTACGTTATGTATGACCTTGAAACGGTCAGGGCGCTTGCCGACGATATGCAAGCAGAAGCCACACGGGCAGAGCGCCTGTATAAGTCTGGCATTATTGATCGGGCTGAAGCCAAGCGAATAGCGGGGCTGGAAGCAGTGCCGGAAGATGAAGGCGTACTGCATCCATCCGCGATTAGCGTACAGGCTGGCACGAGTGCATCCCTAGCAGAGACAACTAACGCGGCTGGTATCTTGATTCGTTCTGGTTACGATCCGGGCAGCGTTACGAGCTTCCTAAACCTTCCAGTCCAGCACACAGGAGCCGCGCCGGTTACCCTGCGGGATGAAGCCAAAGCGTATGAGATGAAGTTTATACCGAACGCTGGCATGGTCGAAGCGGCACAACGGGCGCTTGACTGGAAAGCGGAAGGTTTCGACGGCGGGACGCGGGTAGGCCTTGCGCGAGCAAACCAAATCGTAAACGGTGAGAAACTTTCCGAAGACACGATACTGCGAATGTACTCTTTCTTCAGCCGTCATGAAGTGGACAAACAAGCCGAAGGGTTCAACGCCGGTGAGGAAGGTTTCCCTAGTCCGGGGCGTGTTGCTTGGGACTTGTGGGGCGGCGATGCCGGGTTCCGCTGGGCAACCGCAAAGCGTGACGCTATGCAACCTGACGGTAAGAGCCTTGATGGTGACCACGTATGCACTCCGGGGGTAGTGTACAAGTCTCACCCTTTTTACGGGTATTCGCTGGAGGAAATCTCAAGCGAGTAGACAGCGGCACGGGCAGAATCTATGCCGCAT